CTCTATGGTGATAGGGGCACAGTCCGATAACAGGGGCAGCACTTCTTTTACCAGCTCGTCTAATGTGATGGATTTCGCATGGAGTTCCTTCGTTGCCTTGATGCCTACATAATGAGCATCCCAGTTCAGCAATTTTTCTGTATTTTTCTTTTTCATCTTTTTTCATTTTTCGTCACTTGCCCATTTGTACCATTCTTTGTAGAAGGTTTTTAGGGATTCTAGTCCTACTCCTCGCTTATAGGGCTCGCCTTTAAGGGTCAGCATATAAAACGAATTTACAACAGTTTCTTCATCAGTATTGCCGTTAACAATAATTACTACGAATTTAGGATTAGCAGCAAGGGATTGTAATAATAGCTTTTGCCCTGTGCTTATCTTTTCGTTTGGTCGTTTCCATTCGAATACTAGAAATCTGCCATTGCGTTCTGCTATGCCATCAAGGTTACTGGGGACAAAGTTAGGGTTAGATTTAATTAGCCCTTTAAAGTCCCCATAATCTACATGAGACGGATTTGTACGCATCAGCTTAGTCATCAGCTAGGTCTTGTAATTTAAGAGCCATTTCGACCATCTTTTCAGCATTTTTATAAGCTAAAGCCCATTGTTTCTTTTGCATGGCATCTTCGTATTCATTACTAAGTTTGCGTAAAACGATAAGTGGTAGTGCGTAGTCAGTCATTTAGCAAGTCCTTTGGTTCAATGTTTCTGTTTCTAAATGCTTGTTTTAAACTTTCAATGGCCCTTTTTTCTATGTTACCGATTGTATTAGGGTGTAAAAACATCTTTTCCGCAATAGCAGCTTGGCTCATTTCATAATCATCGTCTAATTGGCTCATTTTTCTTCTTTCAATTCTTCAAAGTTATAAAACCATTCATCTTTCGCTGTCCATTTGGCATGGTTTTCAACGCTATAGACTTCGATAGGTATCTTAAAATCAGGTGTTTTTAGAACGGCAGGGACTAACGAAACATCGTACCAAAGGCAACGATTGTTGGGTTGGCAAGCAAATTGACCATTGTCTAATTTGATAAAGTTATAAGACTTGTGCTCCTCAACACCCTCACTAAAACTGGTATCTAAACGATTGGCATCAGGACTAGCAAAATCAATGGTAAATAGGTAATTGCCAAAGTGGAACTGCTTACCCTTACCAAAGTATTTAACCTTTAAGCCACGCAAATTGGACTTTTCAATAACTGCCATGTCGTAAGACAAACAATCCCATATTTGTAGGTGGTCTAAGGGTAAAGGGTCGGCTACTTCCTTCCATACATAAGCATGAATAGGCAGTTTGTCGTATAAAGCCCCATAGTTGGTAAGCATGGACTCAATGCGAAAGGCTTGACCCTTGATAGCTTTGGCGCTTATCCATACACAAGGCTCTAGCTCACCATGACCTGATTCATGGTTATACAAGAACTCTTTACGAACAAAGCACTTAACAGGTGGAATATTGGCTACTAAGAATGTCATTTCTCTTGTGCCTTTCTTAGTGCATTTGGATGAAATTTCCCATGTCCTTCAGGGTTATCTTCCATACTACGAATTACTAAGTTTCTTTTTTCCCCACAAACACAACAGACTTCTACCCTTTGTGGTGGCATAGAGCAAAGCATTGTGTTTGTTAAGTGCCAGCAATGTGTATGAACATTCATTTCTCTTGTGCCTTTCTTAGTATTGCTTCTACAAACAATCGGTCATTTACATATTTAGTTTGCCCTATTCCATTACCTTGATTGTCATAAATACCTTTGTATGTAGTGGCTTCTAATTTTGCTTGCGCTATTTCCTCATCCGTTATTGTCTTTGCTGGATGGGTGTAAAGTGGCTTTTGTTCCCAACCTCTTTCAATTTCATCATCAAACAATTGTCTATCACTTGCCTCAAAGTGATTGCCTTGTATATGTAGCCACGCTACTGGTTCGTCTTTCATTTCTCACTCGCTTTCTTTAGTAAAGCTCTAGCAAATTCAATTAAGTCATCATCAACTATTTCGCTGTTGTATTTTGGTAAACAGCCCATGCAATTAAGTATTTCCTCATCTGTTAGTGTCTTTGCTGATTTATCAGCCCAGTAATCTACATTCTTTTCAATGGCTACAATTTCAGCCTTTAATCGTTCAATCTCTAACTTTTGTTGGTCAATAATGCTTAACGCAAACCCTAGATTGTCAGGGTGTGGATGGGTGTAGAGTGGTATGCCATTATGTCGAGTCTCATCGGCAGCATCTTCGTCTAAAGTCACATTCCTACATCCGTCTAAAACAAACATCCACGCTACTGGCTCATTGTTCATTGCAAAACCCTCGGTGATGGTGGAGACATTGGGCTAGGTGGGACTGTATAGCTAGGAGTACCAACTGCATAGCCCGATGGAGTTACAACTTGATTTGGATAGACTGTAACGCTTTGGGTTACACGCCCAGCGTTATTGACTATTTGCCCTTGATTGCCTTGAATCTGTACAGTTCCTTGGCTATATCCTGCTGGATTGGTAATTACATAAGTCTGAGCTTCTGCTGTAGATACCCAAATTCCTACTGCAATTCCTGATACAAAAATAATAATTTCTTTCATCACTTGCTCCTAAAAAGGGCCGTAGCCCTGTTAAATTAAACTCCGCATCCACAAATCATTTTGCCGTTAAATCCTGATACGCAACGGTAAGGCTGGTATATAGGGCATGAAGCTACGGCTTGACCAACTGCTAATAATAATACGATAGTTGCTAGTGCTTTTTTCATAATGCGTTCCTTTGTTTTTTGGCTAAATTTTTTGCAATATTTTTAAGATTTAGTTGGGTAATCCATTCTCTGATTGCCAAACTAAAAGATACTTCTTTTCTTTTTTTTCTTGGTTTTTTATACCCGTCTTGATGCACTATGCCCGGGCCTTTTTTTGTTGTAGATTTATTTTTCATAATTTTCCTTTTTAAATTAGAACGGAATGTCATCAAGTTTTGCTGCTAAATCAGGTGCTGCTTGTTCAGTAAGAATAGCTTTATCTTCCGGTGGGTTTAAATAAGCCAATAAACCGCCTTCTTTCATTGCAAACAATGGCAATGTTTCTAGTTTAAGCATCAATCCATGCTTGGTTTCCATGATTACGCCAATAGACTGATAACGCTTTTTAGTCGTTCCGTCTTTGTCTTGGTATTCTGATACTGCTGCTTTTACAAAATATTTAATAGCCATTTAATTCTCCTTATTAATTTCAAAAGACTTTTTGATGCAACACGCTTCAAAAAAGTCATCTACTGTTACATCTACAACTAACTTTTTATGCCTTCTAATCCGAACTCTATAAGCTCCGTATTCTCTAGCTTCTACACCTTTAATGCCTAATTTATTGCTTTTAAACACTCTTCTATTCATGGCTTGTTCATGTCTATTAGCCCAACGGCAATTATCTTTTGAATAACCTAAATTGTTATCAATTCTCTCCATAGTCATTCCATCGTTAGGAATTCCCATGTCTTTTATAAATTGGTCAAAAGATGTTCGCCATTCTTTGCTAACTGCTATTCCTCTAGCACCATAGTTATAAAACTGTTTGTTATTTGGGTTTTCGCATCGTTGAATCATTGCAGCCCACACCCAGTAAAGTCTTTGTTTCATTCCCTATTAACCATTAGCTCAACTTCTGCCTCAACTTCTGCAAGAAATTGTTTAATTTCGGCTTCCATATATAAGATAAATTCATCGTCTCTAGGAACTAATTTAATAAAAAGCTGTGAGCGCTCTGGCATACGAGGGTCGAATGAGCAAAAATCACACCATTTAGCACCTGTGCAAGACATTTGAGCTTGCATTTGAATAAAATACTTTTTAGGCACTTCATTGGTTTTTATATATTCCCAATGCGTACTGCTGTTTGGCGATTTTATTTCCAATAAACCATCTTTACCAACCAAGCCATCAGGTGAACATCCAAAGCCTTGAATAGTAGGATGGTCAATAAATGGCACTTGGTCTACAAAGTTATTGGTTTTAACCTCATAAGCTACCCTAGCCTGTGGTTCTGTAGCAGTACCCCATTCCATAGCTGCGTTGGTATATGATGGTTCAATGGTCTTGGTAGTTCTTTGCAAGGCAAGCTCAATCAGATAGTTCTGCCTACTAGCTGAAGGACCAGTCTTTGTCTTTGCAAGGATGTCGGCTACCCTAGAAGCCGTTACTTTGCCTCTACGAAGCTCATGCCATTCAGGTGTACCCTGTTCCACTGAAATCCTATCTTCTGTTGTAAATGTGGTCATTTTTCAGCCTTTCTTGCTAACATCATGGCATCTGCATAGTGATAAGCCAAAACTGCAATCATTTCTGATTTTTTTAAATCATGCTTTTCTTGCAAATGTGACAAATTAATACCAATTAATCCTTGCATAGCTTTAGCTGCAAAGTAATCACGCATACCAATAGCTTCATTTGTAGGCTGCGCTTTGTTTTTTATTTCTTGAACCACTTGTTCTAGCATTTGCCTAAAAACTATACTTTCATTGCCTTCAGGCTGGTAAACAGCTATAAATTGTTCTAATGTATTCATGACAATTCCACTTTCTTTAGGTCTTTAGCGTTAGCAATCAACTGGACTGCGTTCTTGTCTTTGGCTACTGCAGCGTAAGCTTTGCCATAAACATCTTTAAGCTGGTCAATAGTTGTGCAGTTTTTAATGGAATCTACCCATAACTGAGCATCTGCTGTTAAATCAGGCGTTGGTTCGTCAGGAATATCCTCCCCGGCATAGATATACAAACCAATACCATGCAAGGCAATAGCTTTAGCTAGGCAGCGTTGCATAGCTGTATTGACTGCAAAAGCATCAGGGTTTGCAATAGCTTTGTTCTGAGCGTTAAGCACCGGAAGCTGAGCTGTCATGGTTTTGCCAAAAGCTGATACTGAGCAAAAGACCATCAAAGTATCACCAAAAGCCATAGGTGGCTGGTAATCCCAAGTAGCCATTGGGTCAGCTTGTAGTAGCTGGTCTACTGCCCATGCCCATGAAAGGTAGGTAAATTTACCTTTCTTTTCTGTGTGCTCGTTTACATTGATTTTTCGTAGTTCTAAATATGACATCACTTTCTCCTTAATCGTTAATTTCTGATTCTGCTGTGTCTTTGGCAAAATGCTCGTAATAATCCAAAGCCATCATCATAAGTTTTCTACCGATTTGCTCGTAATCGCCTGTATCAATAACGGCTTGTAGAGCTTTGTCATCCTCTACGCCCATTTCACTTAAGGCTTCAGATATAGCTTGAGATTTTCTGTAATCCCATTGAGCACCGGGTTTCATGAGTTGCCATGTACGCTCCTCAATTTCATCAGAACGGTCATCGTAGTCATCCGGCTCATAGTAGGCATCGTGTCTAGACATTCCCATGTTAAACACCCAACGCAAACATCACGCCCAATGCAATGCCTAAGAGAATTACGCCTACCCAATCAATTACTGTTGTTTTCATCACTTACTCCTTAAAAATGCCCCCGAAGGGGATGTTAAATTAAATACCAGCTTTAGTTGCAAGTCTTAAAGCATAACCATAATAAAATTTAGCTTTGTCTAAATTACCTTTTGCTATAGCTTTATCGCCTTTAGCATCTAATTCTTTTAACTTAGCCAATACTTCTTGTTTAGTTGGCTGTGATAAACGAGCATTTTTAGCCATCATTGCTTCTGCCATTTTTACAGAACCAAGAATTTGATTTAATCGTTTTGCTTCTACTGCTGTCATTGTTGTTGTCATCACTTACTCCTTTGTTGAACTAGACTCCACTTTATTCCTCTAAAAATCATTCGTCAAGCACTTTTTCAAGTTTTTTTCAATTATTTTTATAGGTGGATTCCCTAATAGGTGTATTTTCCCATATTTTTGATATATGATAGCGAAAAAGGAGAATTACATGAACCCAACTGATTTATTGAAGATTGAGTTTGGCAGCTTGATAAACCTTGCTGAAAAGCTCGGAATTAAGCCTCAAACCATTTATTTATGGAACTCCGGGAAGATTCCATTTAAGTATTTAAGGCAAATTGAGGAGCTTTCAGAGCTTCGTTTGACAAGAGAACAGCTAAGACCTGACCTTTTCAAGAAGGACTGAGATGAACTTTTACCCTTTTCACATAGGGGATTACATCAGCCATACAAGTCATTTGACCGATGAGGAAGATTTGGCTTACCGGAGGATGATTGACCTTTATTACATGACTGAAGCACCATTTCCTAATGATGCAGCATGGATAGCTCGTAGAGTGAGGACTAATCCAGCTATTGTTTTGACATTGCTCAATGAGTTTTTTGAGCTTGGAAATGACAATTTATGGCACAGCAGTAGGGCAGATAAAGAGATTGGAAAGTACCAATATTTACAAGAATCAGGCAAAAAAGGTGCTGAAAAACGATGGGGTAATAGGGATGTAAAGCCTACCAATAGCATACCTAATAGCCCCCCTATTGCCACCCCAATAGCAACCAAGACCATTACCAAGAACCAAGACCATATAAATACACCTGACGGTGTAACTGAGTCTGTATGGAATGACTATTTAAAAATTAGGAAAGCAGCTAAGAAACCGATAACCGATACAGCACTTAAAGGTTTGGTAAGGGAAGCTGGTAAAGCTGGTAAGAGTTTGAATGAAGCGTTGGTAATATGTTGTGAAAGAAGTTGGTTAGGATTTAAAGCTGAATGGCTAAAAGGTGATGTTCAACAAGTGGAGAAAGTGAGATTTTTATGATTGGTCAAAACGCAATAACTAAAGCAACTCAGGATGTAATCGTAGTGGTGGGCCTTAACCCATCATGGTTTGATGGTAAAGACCAAGGCGATATTCCTATGGTCTATACCCAAAAGTCACGACCTAAGCCTAATGACCTTGCCATCCTTAAAGGCAAAAGAGTTCAGTTGATTCATGGCAAAGCTACGGATGAAGTATTTGCAAGATGGTATGCAGAGATTGTGAATACAATGCCTAGCCAACTTGTAGCTATGGATTCTGAAGGAGAAATATTTTGCTCATAACTGAGGATATTGACTTTGATGCTTACCGGGAAGCTGAGAACATCCGTAACCGAGTCAGAGAAAAGTCAGAATTTACCGATGAAATAAACCATTATTTTGCCACTAGGATGTACGGCATAGATGGGGATAAATTGCCTTGGCGTAAGTGTGACCAGCTCATAGGATTTAGAAAAGCTGAAGTTAGTATTTGGGCTGGTGAGAATGGTTCAGGTAAGTCTTTGATGCTTGGTCAGCTCAAGCTAGGATTGTTGGCTCAGGATAAAAAGGTACTTACTGCCAGCTTAGAAATGCAGCCCTACAAAACCCTTGCTCGAATGGCTAGGCAAGCAACTGGTCAGCCAATACCCTCTAAAAGCGATATAGAGGCATTTTCAGCTTGGAAAATGGACATGGGATACCTGTATGACCATGTAGGTAGATTAGAGGCGTGGCAAGCCATTTCCTTGTGTCGGTATTCTGCCAAAGAACTAGGCATTCAGCACATCATTATTGACTCTATGATGAAGTGTGTAAGAGGTGAAGATGACTACAACGGTCAAAAGGACTTTGTGGATGCTTTATGTGATGTTGCTAAAGAAACACAATTGCATATTCACCTAGTCCATCACCTTAGAAAATCAGGTGAAGGGGACAAAATTGCAGAGAAAAAGGACATTAAAGGCTCTGGAATCATTACTGACCTTGTAGACAATGTGTTCTTGATTGCAAGGAACCGTAAAAAAGAGAAAGAAACAGAGCTAAATATGTTGCCTGATAACACCAAGCCAGATACCTTTTTGGTATGTGCCAAGCAGCGTAATGGCGAATGGGAAGGTACTTTAGGGTTTTGGTACGAGAAAAGAAGCCTGCAATTTACAGAAGAATTTGGCTTACCAATGACTAACTTTTTGGAGAGATAAATGGAAGAAATTAATCCCAATGCAGCAGTAGATTTTTTGCTTAAAAACGCTGGATTGTTTGCTAAAGCTAAAGCTGAACGAGTGTACTTAGAGGAGTTTCGTAAGTCCAAGAAGGCTTTGCTTATGCAAGAAGCGTTTTGTGCTGGAGTTGATACGATGGCTGGTCAAGAGCGTGATGCTTACGCTAGAAGCGAATACAGGGAACTTTTAGAAGGATTAAAAGCTGCTGTAGAAGTAGAGGAATCTTTGAAGTGGAAGATGACCGCAGCGCAGTTAAGAGTAGAAATATGGCGTACTTTACAAGCTAACAACAGAAACCTAGAAAGGGCAACAACATGACCGAATACATACCGTTTTATGGCATTTATGAAGAAAAAGATGGTTCATTAACTATTAATGTTGAGGACAATATGAGCGAAAAACTAGCAATAGCACC